TTGGGATTATCACATTCCATGTTCAAACACATATTGGCATTGAACACTTACACTGAACCGTTTTTAAGCATGAGTGCCAGCGATCAGAAAGATATCATTGAACAATTGCTGGGTATCACACTGCTGAGCGAGAAAGCAGAATTACTCAAAGACAAGATCAGAGTCAGCAAAGAAGACACAGCCATGGAGAATGCTCGTTTGGAAGGTTTAAAGATGAGCAATGAGAAGATCAAAGAGACCATCAATTCATTGAGCAACAAAGAAAAAATTTGGAACACACAAAAAAATTTAGACGTTGAAAAACTTAAAAAGTCCATCACAGAGTTGGAAGCAGTTAACATTGAACAAGAACTGGAGTCGCATCAACAGTTGGAAGAATGGACCAAATTCAACAATGAACTAAAACAATTACAAAAGGACAAGAGCAGTTTGGAAATAACACTGTTGCAATCAGACAAAACAGTCAAAAAAGTAGGACAGGATTTGGATAATTTGCATGACAACTCTTCTTGTTATGCATGTGGTCAGGAATTGCACAACGATAAATTTTGTGAAATACAATTGAAACTGGAAGAAGAGTATGGTGATGCTGTGAATTACAACATGAGCATTGTGGATGAAATTGCTGTGATAGAAGAAGCAGTCAAATTGCTGGGCGCACAAGCACAACGTCCTGATACATTTTACGACACCATCAAAGAAGCCTATGAACACAGACAGTATTTGGAAACCTACAAGACCACATTGAAAAACAAAGAATTGGAACAGAATCCTTATGTGGATCAAATCACAGAGCTGAGCACAGAAGCACTGCAAGAATTGGATTGGAGCGAAGTGAATCGTTTGCAAACACTCAAAGACCATCAAGAATTTTTATTAAAACTGTTGACCAACAAAGACAGTTTCATAAGAAAGAAGATCATAGATCAAAATTTGGCATTCTTAAACAACAGATTAACACACTATCTCACAGCACTGGGCTTGCCACACACAGTCACATTCAAAAACGATTTGAGTGTGGAAATCACTCTATTGGGTCAGGATTTGGACTTTGATAATTTGAGCAGAGGTGAACGTAATAGATTGATATTGGGATTGAGCTTTGCTTTCCGCGATGTTTGGGAGAGTTTGTATCAGGACATCAATCTGTTGTTCATAGATGAATTGATAGATTCTGGTTTGGACACAGCAGGTGTGGAATCATCCTTGGCCATATTGAAACGCATGAGCAGAGAACGAGGCAAGAGCATATATCTAATCAGTCACAAAGACGAATTAATGGGCAGAGTAAACAACACATTAAAAGTAATCAAAGAAAATGGATTCACTTCCTACAGCAATGCTGTGGAAGTGCATGAAATTTAAAAGGATTTATGGACGACACACACGATCAGTTGACCAAGGCCTACATGAACTATTTCAAATACAATGAAAAGTTTGCCAAAAGACCCAGCCGTCAAAGCAAAATACATTCACGCAAATGGTTGAGTGAGATACGCAAACTCAGTCGCACTCGCCGAGCAGAGATTGTGCGTGAATACAACCAGCACAAAGACCGCACTCGCAAACAGTAGCACGGCGCAGCCGCTGCGGTAGACGCTACAGTTTGTACGAAGTACAAAGCTGCGGCACAAAAATTTTTTTTCTCCTTTTGGTACCAAAATATTTCTGTCACTGCCAAAATATTCACAATATTCAAGACTGCTGCAGAGAAAATCATGTCACAGTAAGTACCAGTATGCCATGGATGTATCAAGACCAACCCATAGATTCTCTGCCGGAAGGCACAGTGGGATTTGTGTATCTGATCACCAATCTTGTCACAGGTCGCAAGTATGTGGGCAAGAAGCTGGCACAGTTCAAAAAATCTCGTCCGCCTCTCAAAGGTCGCAGCAACAGACGTCGCAGTCTGGTGGAGAGTGATTGGAGAGACTATTGGGGCAGCAACGATGTGCTGATGATGGATGTGCAGCAGCAGGGCGAGGATCAGTTCACCCGACAAATACTCTACATCTGTCGCAGTCGCGGCGTGATGGGCTATTTGGAGGCTCTGGAACAGTTTGAACGCAGAGTGCTGGAGTCGGATGAATACTACAATGGCATCATCAATGTGAGAATAGGCAGCAGCAATCTGCTGCGAGAAGAATTAAAAAGGCTCAAGGCAAAATGATAGCAACCAAATTGATTGTGAGATCCAGGAAATACGTCTTGAAAAGATGGTGAATCCTGTGTTGCAAACTGAGGCAAAAACGATGGTGCTCTGTGAAAAAGACACAACACCCACACTGATCAGTGGCTTGAACTGCTGATAGAGTGTTCCGTAGCAAATGAAGTCAGCCTGAGGGGGTATAGGGCTACCGCCCCGTGTAGTGATGGCTGTTCAAGATGGCGTGCTTATCTCGTATGACGTCACCACTTCTCCCCGTTCTGGGAGAAGTATGGATCCACTATCTGTATGAGCGAGCAGTTGCTTCGCAACTTGATTGATTCAAACAGTGAGAGCGCAGCGATCACTTGGACGAACTGGTTCGTCCACTACTTGATACGTGATTGATCTTTTCTGTTTGTGGTTTTATCAGTGTCGGAGTCCACAATATGCAAGGCCACCACTATTATCAGCAACAAGGTAGCAATGGTCAGTATGTGTTCTATCATGATGTTATCCTCTGTGGGTTAATCTTCGTTTCTGAATATTATGTAAGCAACCATCACAATCACAAAAATTCCCAAAATTATTTCCATATGGTTGATTTCAGTTGAGTGGATCGCTGGGATCAAACTGCAGCACTGTGTGCCACAAATTTTTGTCCGCAGGTGCCGAAGGCACTGTGTACAAGGTGGTGCGAGGCCAAGATCTGGTTTGCAGCACAGTGAGCACCTGAGCACTGTACACATGTATGCTGTCGGGTTCTGAACTCAACAATTTTTCAATGTTGTGGTGATTCAACACACTGCGATGAGTCTGAATCGCAGTGACTCTGGCATCTTCAGCAAAATTTCTAGCGTGGTGGTCGCCGTGCAACCACGTGGTGTTGGTGTGGATCGTCACGTCCTCAGCTTTGAGTCTACAGCGTATGTGTTCAAAGCCACACAGTCTCAGACGTTCTGCTGTGTGACGTCCCACACACTGAATGGGCTGAGTGAGCAGATCTGTGATGGCATGCTGATAGTGTTGCAGTGCTGCTGTGTGAGTGATCAGCAAGGGTTGAACCACAGCAGGTTCATGTGCCACTGGTTCAGTGGTGATACAAGGCCACCAATGGGCCTGGTCCGGTATGGTGTGATTCACGTTTGACTGTGTGTACACTCTCATCGTAAGATTATTTACACTGACCTTGGCACTATTAAAATATATTATTTGGTTTTTGGTGTCGTGCTGGGCGATTAAAAGAATGGTAATCCGCTTTTTTTGGTGGTTTCCAGATTGTCCTTGACGATTTTGCTGATGATTTCACGATCCTCCACAGCAAATGCAAACACATCATCCACTGTGACACTGCCACGCATGTACCAGCACAATCGCATCAATTCCAAGCGAAAGTTTTTGGTTTCATTCTCTAGGATATCCACTTCCTTTAAAATTTCCGGCAGAGACTTGGCTAGGATCTTTATGCGAAAAAATTTGATTGATCAAAAGTCACAGGCACTTCAAACTCTTTGGGAGCTCCTGCCTTGATGTCTTCTTCTGTGCTGAGCACTCTCAGTGGCTTGATAGCAAATCTGTTGCGATTGCTGGTCACATGATCCACTATGCTGGTGTAAAAATTCTTGTCAGCCTTTTCGATGAACTCTGCAATGAACTTGGGATCAGTCACTGTTTGACCTTCCACTTCCACGCTGCTCACTGTGTTGGCCACCAGTCTGATGGTGATCTCTGTGAGCTTCCTAAAGCTCTGATGAAACATGTTCACTTTGGTCTGTTCATCCAATTTGTCATCATTCACCACATTGAAAATTCTTTGTTCTTCAAATGTTTTGATGGCACCTTCGGTGAATTCTTTGTAGTTGAGCGGTTTCACTGTGATGCGCACTCCATCCACTGTGAGTTGTTCTTCAAACTTGGCCAGCAACAGATCATCCAACACTGTGCGTAGGTCCATGGTGTAATCTTTCTTGATGGTGGTGTTGGGCACAGTGATATTGATGTCCAGCTTTTCACCATAGGTGGCCAATCTGATGGCAATCAGCACAGCATCTATGTCAATGCTGGGCATGAACCAAGCATTCTTGATGTTGGGCACACAGCTTTGTATCACATCCACAGTGGCCTGACCATTCATCAGTGCATCCGGAGTTTTGAAAGTCAACTCATCCTTGGCAGTCATGGCATACACTGCCAATTCACCTGTGACTGGCATGTCCAATGCGCCTGCAGGATAGTATTTGCCACGGCTGGGCAGTCTCAGATAGTTTTTGGGCTGTCTAAAATACTTCTGTAAAGGATTATTAACAGCTGATGGGTTTGTATTTTCTGGCATTATTACCTCCGTATAAATAAGTGTATAATTCGCATGTTTTTATAATATGTGTGTATTTATAATCAGAATTAACTGGGTATTTAATTAATGGCAGATGAAGTAAAAATAAAAGCTCCTGGATCGGATTTGGACGATGCTGTGCTGACAAATGCTGCCACAGAAGCCACTCTGAAAAAATTGGTGGATGCATTGGGCGGCAGAGGTTCCGGCACTGGAGCCAAAGTGGCTGACACTGCTAAAAAGTCAGCCAAAGGGTTGGAAGATCTGCGCAAACAATCCAAAAATACCGAAAATCAATTTGAAAAATTACAGAACCGAAGCAAGGTGTTGTCGGAAGGCATCAAGGATTTTGGTCATTCACTGATGGTGACTGGTCGCAAATTTGGCGACTTGGTACAGCCGTTGGCTTCAGTGATGAGCAAACTCAATCCCAGCATGGCATTGTTCTATGGCAGCATATTGGCCTTGGTGAACGAAGTAGATCGTCAAGTGGACGTGTTCAGAGAGCTCAGTCAACAAGGCGCTGATTTTGGTGCAGGTATATTTGGTTCTCGTATGGCAGCCATTGAAGCTGGATTGAGTCTGGATCTTTTCAAAGAACAGGTGTTGGCCAACACTGGCACATTTGGCTTGTTGGGCGGCAGTGTGAGTCGAGGTGTGAAAGTGTTCACCAACGTCAGCAGAAATATTCAAAGAGATTTCCAACCCACATTGAGCAAATTGGGGTTCACCATGCTGGAAACTTCAGATTATATCACAGATTATTTGGAAATACAAACCAGTCTAGGCAAAGCTCAGCAGATGAGTCAAGAAGATCTCACAGACGGCAGCAAAGATTATCTTCTGCAGTTGGACATGTTGAGCAGAGTCACAGGACAGAGCAGAAAACAACTCAGCGAAGAACTCAAACGTCAAGGACAGGATCTCAAACTGAAATCGTTGATGGCCACCATGGACAAAGACGCCCAAGCCAATCTACAAGCAATTGTGGCAGGACTGGGAAATGTAGATCCCAAATTAAAATCGGCCATTGAAGAAATGGTAGTCACAGGAGGCGCTCCTGTGAGTGAGTTTGGAAGAATGCTGGCCAGCACCTCCCCAGAATTGGTGAATCTAGCAGCAGGAGTACGCAATGGTTCTGTGAGTTCCGCAGAATTTGCAGCAGGCATGAGAAGAGCTGCTGCCGGAGCAAATGCTAATAGAGAATCTCTACAAGGGTTAGCCACTGCAGCTGCCATCACAGGCAATGACATGTATCTGGCGCAGGCGTCATTGTTGAGTTTGACCGAATATCAAAACGGTGCAGCAGAAGCCACCAAAGAACAAATGAAAGCACAACAAGATGCCACCAAAGCAGTGACCAACTTTGACAGTCAAATGCAAAAATTTAGAAACGCTCTTATCAACTTGATATCTCCAGCACTGGAAGCAGTTGGATTTGGATTATCTGTCATGTCTGAGTTCATCACTGCTGTCACAATGCCTTTCAGCTATCTTGGAAAACAATTGGATAAAATTAATATTGATTTTGGTAAATTTGGACAGGCATTAAAAATAGCTCTAGGCACATTGTTGCTGTATGGCATGGCACGCGGCAGTTCAGCAATTATAAAAGGTGGCATGAATATGGGCAGCAAGGTCCTGGGCATGGGATCTAATCTAATGTCCGGCAGCACTGCAGCAGCACCTGCAGCAGCAGCAGGCAAAACAGCAGGCTCAGGCGTAGCCGGCAAAATGCTCAGTGCTGGTGGTGCAGTGGCATCTGCCAAAGCCATAGGAATACTATCTTTGGCAGTAGTTGGCATAGGTGCAGCACTGGCTGGAGCCACATGGCTCATGGGAGGCGCTCTGGAAAAATTGGGCACAGGATTGGGCAAAGTGGCAGATGTGGATGGTGACAGATTAAAAAGTGTGGGCGAAGGAGTCAAAGAACTGGCCAGTGCCATGGCGGTATTTGGCAGCACTGGTGGTTTTGGTCAGATCAAAGACATCAACATAGAATCATTTGCCAAAAACATCAATGCCACATTGGATTCACTTGACAAAGGTAAAATAGACAGCTATACTGAAGCATTAAACAGTCTGGGAGACTCTTTTGCTAAGGTACAAAACAATATGAGCAGCACAGTGTCAGCCTCAGGAAAAACTTCAGCTGACAAGCTGGAAGAGTTAAATATGACTATGAAGCAAGTTCTTTATGTGCTAGAAGGCAGCAAAAGATATCAAAGAGACACTGCTACAGCAGTTGGAGAAATTACATAATATGAGTTGGAAAAGATATTTTAATCAAGTGAGTGACAACGAGATCTACACTCGCACAGGTCGCATGGCAGGTCCAGCCAAGACCAACTACAGTTCTTATTTGCCAGATGTGTATGTGGGATCACCCAACAGAGTGGAACGCTATGGACAATACAATGTGATGGACATGGATTCCGAAGTGAATGCAGCCTTGGACATCCTGGCTGAATTTTGTTCGCAACTGAACAAACAGAATGACACAAATTTTAAACTGAATTTCAAACAACCTGCAACCAATGCAGAAATCACCATACTGAAACAATATCTACAGCAGTGGTGCAAACTGAACAATTTCAACAAGAGAATTTTTAGAATATTTCGTAATGTGTTCAAGTACGGTGATGCTTTTTTTATCAAAGATCCTGAAACTAAAAAATGGTTCCACGTGGATCCAGCCAAAGTGACCAAGATCATTGTGAATGAATCAGAAGGCAAGAAACCAGAACAGTACATGATACGTGACATAAATTTAAATTTTAAAGATTTGATTGCTACCACTCCATACGAAACCAACAACAATATCACAGCAGGTGGTTCTGGTTATTTGGCAGGCAGTGTGCGTGGTATGGTGGGCATGAGCCCCGAACAGTCTGGATCAAGATTCACCACCAGTTTGAAAGAAACTGCTGTGAGTGCAGAACATGTGATACATTTGAGTTTGAGTGAAGGACTGGACAATAATTTCCCATTTGGAAATTCTTTATTAGAGTCCATATTTAAAGTGTACAAACAAAAAGAATTATTGGAAGACGCAATTATCATTTACAGGGTGCAAAGAGCTCCAGAACGTCGTGTGTTCTATGTGGACGTGGGCAATATGCCTTCACACTTGGCCATGCAGTTTGTGGAAAGAGTCAAAACAGAAATTCATCAGCGACGTATTCCTTCATCTACAGGCGGTGGAACCAATGTGATAGATTCTGCCTACAATCCATTATCCATCAATGAAGACTTTTTCTTCCCTCAGACAGCAGAAGGTCGTGGATCAAAAGTGGAAACATTGCCAGGCGGTACCAACCTTGGTGAAATTGATGATTTAAAATACTTTACCAATAAACTGCTGCGTGGATTGCGTATTCCCAGCTCATACCTGCCCACAGGACCAGATGACAGCAATGCACAGTACACAGATGGCAGAGTGGGCACTGCTTACATTCAAGAATTGAGATTCAACAACTATTGTGAAAGATTACAGAACTTGGTCGCAGATGAATTCAACAACGATTTTAAAAAATATCTTTTGGAAAAAGGAGTCAACATTGATGTGAGCATGTTTGATATCAAGTTTCAAACTCCACAAAACTTTGCTTCTTACAGACAAGCAGAATTGGACAACAACAGAATCCAAACATTCAGTCAAGTGGCAGCACTGCCTTACATCAGCAACAGATATGCACTGATGAGATTTTTGGGCATGAGTGCAGATGAATTGGCTGAAAACGAAAGATTATGGCGTGAAGAAAATGATGAGAAATTCAAAGTTAAACCCACTGCATCAGCTGCTGAAATGCGCAGCGCAGGCATCAGCTCTGCCAACATACAGCAGGATTTAGCAGCACAAGAACCAGAAACCACTGCCCCAGTGGAACCCACAGATACCACAGGTGGTGCTGGCGCCACTCCAGGCACAACTCCCACCACATAAGCATAAATAATTTCATGCTACTGCGTGAAATTTTCTATTTTGACAAAAATGATGTGAACACCGCTGATCACAAAATGTATGATCCTCAACATGATCAATCCATTATTGGCACCACAGACACTCGCAAAACTAGATTTACTCTGAAACAAATCAACAGAGCTCGCAAAGCCAGTGAATTTCACAACAACGAACAGCAAAAAGAACTGGAATTTGTGAGAAACATGTACAGTATCGCCAGCACTCAACCCACAGCCTAACCTGAACAGCCAAGCATGGCCAAATTAGACAAATCTTTATACACCAAAGAACAGTGGAAAGCCATCAAACATCAGCGTAACTCTGACAAAGCACAGCACAGACTGACCAAGCAGGGTCATAGCACAACAGTGCAGCCTGCTCCTCATCAGCACACACCTGTTGCACCCACACCTCAACACAGACCACCAGTGGATGGCAACATTGCTTTTGTGGTGGGCAATGGACTGAGTCGCAAAAATATCAACCTGGATTATCTGCGCGAATGGGGCAAAATTTATGGTTGCAATGCACTGTATCGTGAATTTAGACCAGATTTTTTAGTGGCAGTGGATGCCAAGATGATTGTGGAGATTTGTGAAAGCCAATGGCAACTGCAAAATTCTGTGTGGACCAATCCCAACAAAAACATGGAAAAGTTCAAAGGATTGAATTTTTTCAAACCCAGTCAAGGATGGAGTTCAGGACCCACAGCACTGTGGTTGGCCACTTCACATCAGCACACCACACTTTATATATTAGGGTTTGATTATGTGGGCACTGCAGAGGGCAAACTCAACAACCTTTATGGCAGCACACGCAACTACCGCAACAACACAGATCCAGCCACATATCATGGCAATTGGCAGCGTCAAACCGGCATTGTGATACAGAAAAACCCCAAAAACCAATACATTAGGGTGGTGCCAGACAGTGGAACAGGTTATCAAGCAGAAGATTTTAAAAAATATCGCAATTACTCCGAAATGCGGGTGTCAGATTTTCGTAACAGCTTTTGCAGACCAAAACCTGTGTAAAACCAGTCAAAATCGACCTATATCTACCCACTTTTTAAAAATTTTGTTAAATAAAGGAGACAGCCTTATCAATAAACTAACCAACAATCAAGGAGACACTAATGTCAGAAAACACAACCAATAAATTCGAGCAAATGCTTGAAAAACTTACCGCAGATGACAGAACTGGTGCAGAAGCTCTATTTCACGAAATAGTAGTTGAGAAATCACGTTCGATCTACGAAAATTTATTAGAATCAGATTTAGCTGATATAGCAGTGGAAGAAACTGCTGTGGAAGAAGCTAAAAAAGATAAAGAAATGAAAAAAGCAGACAAAGAAGATTCTAAAGAAGAAATGAAAAAAGAATCTACTGAAGAAGTTGCTGCTGAAACAATTGCTCCAGTTGCAGTTGCTCCAGTTGCAGTTGCTCCAATAACTGCTGAAGTAGGCGGAGATGCCTCTGACGACATGATCGCAGACATCGAAGACGAAAAAGATGCTGAAGACAAAGGTGAAGAAAAACCTGCGGATGCAGACATCGAAAACAAAATAGTTGATTTAGAAGATGCAGTGGAAGAACTAAAAGCCGAGTTTGAAAAATTAATGTCAGACGAAGGCGACAAAGAAGATGCTAAAGACGGTGAAGGCGATAAAGAAGCTGAAAAAGAAGCCGTAGCAACAGAAGTTCAACCAAATGCAGAGGAAGTAGCACCAGTAGCAACTTCCGCACTTGGCACACAACCAGCCAACTCTGAAGACAAAAGCGAAAGAGAAAGAATGAGAGAATACGTGGACAAAGTGGCAGTGAAGCATGCTGACCATTCTGACAACGCAAAATCTCCAACTCCTAAGCAAGCGAAATCAATGGGCGGAAAAGCTGTTGACATCGTAGGTTCAGAAGAAAAAGGTAGACCAGCTCCAAAAGCGGAGTTGAATGACGGAGGCAATATTAATACGCCTGGCGCATCTATCAAGTTGGTAAAAGCCAAAGGCCCAGAAAATGCTGACAAGTCGGACAATTCGACCAGTGTTGTGGGTAGCAAATAGTACAGTTAAGGACTTATAAAGTAAAAGATGTTAACATTACGTGAAACATTGACATTCGATCAAGCAGGCTTGATCGTGGAGTCTACAGAGGACAAAAACGGGGGTAAGAGCCTTTACATGAAAGGTATCTGCATTCAGGGAGGCGTGAAAAATGCCAACCAAAGAGTGTATCCTGTTAGTGAAATCGGTAGGGCTGTCAACACACTCAACGATCAGATCAAAGGTGGTTATTCAGTGTTGGGCGAAGTGGATCATCCAGAAGGACTTAATATCAATTTGGACCGTGTGAGTCATATGCTGTCAAGCATGTGGATGGACGGCCCAAATGGACACGGCAAACTAAAAATATTACCTACGCCGATGGGACTACTAGTTAAAACAATGCTGGAAAGCGGAGTTAAACTGGGAGTCTCGTCGCGTGGTTCAGGCAACGTCAAAGAAGACGGATCCGGACAAGTGAGTGATTTTGAAATCATCACTGTGGACATAGTGGCTCAACCGTCAGCTCCGGGAGCCTATCCAACACCAATTTATGAACATCTTTTGAACACAAGAGGTGGTTATAGAGCTTTAAACATCGCAAGGGACACACAGGCACAAGAATACTTAAAGGAACAACTGGTGAATATCATCAGTAAACTCCGTTAAACAAATAGGAGAAAATATAATGTTAGATGCACTGAAATCGCTTTTTGAAAACAATGTTGTTTCCAAAGAGATCAGAGCTGAAATCGAAAATGCTTGGAATGCTAAAATTAATGAAAATAAATTAGCAGCCACAGCAGAACTTCGTGAAGAGTTTGCTAAAAAGTATGCACACGACAAACAGCAACTAATTGATGCTGTGGACAAGTTAGTGTCAGAAAAATTAGCAGTGGAAATTGCTGAATTTGCAGAAGATCGCAATCAATTAGCAGAAGCCAAAGCACAATACGCAGTGGCCATCCGTGAAAACACAGATGCACTGAAATCTTTTGTGTTTGAAAGACTCGCAGCGGAGATCGAAGAACTACACGCAGATCAAAAAGTTGTGTCTGAAAACTTCAGCAAACTTGAAGAATTTGTGGTAGAAGCTCTATCTAAGGAAATAGCTGAGTTTCATCAAGACAAACAAGACCTAGCAGAGACCAAAGTACGCTTAATCAGAGAAGCCAAAGCTCATTTTGAAAAAGTTCGCAAGAACTTCATCGAGAAGAGTTCAGCGGTGGTGACTGAAACAGTTAGCAAAGTTCTTACCAAAGAAATTGGCCAACTTAAAGGCGACATTGAATCTGCTCGTAAGAACGACTTTGGACGCAGATTGTTTGAGACGTTTTCAGAAGAGTATGCTTCAAGCTACTTGAACGAAAAATCTGAAACATCTAAACTTCTAAAAGTGGTCAAGATCAAAGACCAACAAATAGAAGATGCGAAAAAAGCTGCACAAGAGAATGCCAAATTGGTTGAAGCAAAAGACGCCGAAATCCAATCAGCAAAAGATGCAGCAGAGAGATCAGCAGTTATTGGTGAGCTTACAGCTCCTCTTAACACTGAACAAAAAGAAATAATGAAAAACTTACTGGAATCAGTTCAAACAGCAAAATTAAGATCAGCGTTTGACAAGTACATGCCATCAGTAGTAAACGGCGGTACAGCACCAGCGAAGAAAAAGGCTTTGAATGAAGGCACTGAAGTAACAGGCGACAAGACACAAACTAACGTTAGACAGGTATTCGATAACAATATATTTGCTATTCGAAGACTTGCCGGTTTATAAACAAACAAAACAAATAGGAGACAAATAAAATGTCAGAACTAACAGAAGCACGCTGGTCAGAAACAAAATCAGCATTGTTAGAAGGGCTAAAAGGTAACAGAAAATCTGTTATGGATGTGACTCTTGAAAATACTAGAAAGTATATCAATGAATCAGCATCAGTAGGAAGCACTTCTGCAGGCAATGTTGCTACTTTAAACAGAGTAATTCTACCAGTAATAAGACGAGTTATGCCAACTGTAATCGCCAACGAATTAGTAGGCGTACAGCCAATGACTGGTCCAGTGGGACAAATCCACACGTTAAGAGTAAGATACGCAGAAGCATCAAGCGGTACAACTACAACTACTGCTGGTGAAGAAGCTTTATCACCGTTCAAAATCGCAGAAGCATATTCTGGCGACAATTCATCTACTAAAGCAGGTTCAACATCAGCTTTAGAAGGTACAGGTGGTAAAAAACTATCGATCCAAATCTTGAAGCAAACTGTAGAAGCCAAAAGCAGAAAATTATCTGCAAACTGGACCTTCGAATCAGCTCAAGATGCTCAATCACAACAAGGTATCGACATCGAAGCAGAGATCATGGCAGCATTAGCTCAAGAGATCACTGCAGAGATTGACCAAGAAATCATTGGTTCATTGTATTCATTAGCTGGTTCAGCTTTCAATACATTTGACCAACAAGCGGTTTCTGGAACTGCAACTTTCGTCGGTGACGAACACGCAGCTCTTGCTATCTTGATCAATAGAGCAGCTAACGCGATAGCACAAAGAACAAGAAGAGGCGCTGGAAACTACGCAGTAGTATCTCCAACTGCTTTGACTATACTTCAATCAGCTACAACTTCAGCATTCGCAAGAACAACTGAAGGCACATTTGAAGCTCCAACTAACAATAAATTAGTGGGAACTTTGAACTCAGCTATGAAAGTATACGTAAACACTTATGCATCAAGCGATGATGTGTTAGTAGGATACAAAGGTTCATCAGAAGCAGATGCTCCAGCGTTCTACTGCCCATACATTCCTTTAATGTCATCAGGCGTTGTTCTTAACCCAAGCACTTTCGAACCAACTGTTTCTTTCTTAACAAGATACGGTTACGTAGAATTGTCAAACACTGCGTCATCTTTAGGTAACGCAGCTGACTACTTGGCTAAAGTTGCAGTAACAACTGCTAACTTGTCGTTCGCGTAATAGCACGAAAAGAATATTAAAAATGGGGGGTGTAAAAACCCTCCATTTTTTTTGACTTCAAAATCGTTGACAAATCAAAATATATCAGCTAATATACACATATGAAAACATTATTATCATTGGCAGCATTGCTGTTGACAGTTGGTTGCTCCAACATATCCAGTCCAAGAGTGGAATTTGGTATGAAGTGTGTGATGACTGGAGACAAAATTGCTTACAGCTATGTTTGGGTGTATGACAAACACATTGGTTTACCAGCCACAGCTGAAACATGTTCTGCTCTGAAAAAAAATTAAAAAATACTATCAAACTCATTCAACCCATATTTGTGAATGACACACACCAATCTTATGATTCAGGATTGGGAGAACACAATCAAAACTATTGTGTGACGGATGCTGTGCAAAGAATTCGCACAGATATTTCTTTGGGACAACAGAATTTTTTATTGTTCGTTACCACAAAAAACAAATCAGATCAGCCCAATTGGCAGTCACATCAACACATAGCTCAACAGATCAAAACAACATTTGGTGATCAAATATACTTGATTGCTGATGTTTGTTTGTGTGGTGTTAGAACAGATGGTCATTGCTGTGTGCCTGATGATGCTGTGTTAACACAAAAACATTTGGGTGAATTGGCACAAGCATATCTCACAGCAGGTGTGGATTGTGTGGCACCCAGTGACATGCAACCATTCACAGTGGCCACTATAAAATCCATCACTGACCGACCAGTGATGAGTTATTCCACCAAGTTTCGCAGTGCTTTGTATGCACCTTTTAGATTGGCAGTGGACAGCACGCCCAACACAGAACGTTGGTATCAATTGGATGTGCGGGATCGTGATGCTGCTGTGAAAAGTTCTATCAATTATTCAAGTCAAGGTGCAGATTTTTTAATGGTTAAACCAGGCATGAGCAGCATTGATTTGATCAAGCCCATCATGGATGCCACTGGTAAACCTGTGGGAGTGTATCAAACTTCAGGAGAATGGGTGGCCATACAATCCAGCACAGTGAAGGATAAATTGTTGCAGGAAAGCATGTGGGTATTCATCAGAGCAGGTGCAGATTTTATGATATCATATGGGGCAAGACTGCTGCAAAAATCACTTAAATAATTGCATGGCAGATCAAACAGAAAAAGAATTGATGCAATCATATCTAGCTCAGAGGAAACAACTGGACACATGGATCCGACATCACCCCATGTTTGCACATGAAATACAAAGAATCAAAAAACACATCGACAAACTGATGAACCAGCGTGCGGATCTATTGATACAGTATCGTCAAACTCGTCGAGAACACTTCAAAGAGCAGGCCAGAATAGTGTTGTTGCAGGCTCAAAATCATCTGAAAACATTTTCAAAACTAGAGCTATTAGCTACCCTGTCCAAAAGATAAATACTTGCGTTCAACACATGGTTGAACTTATGCGGTTTAACCCACCGCGTATAACATAGAACGTTAACAGGAGAAAACAAATGGGAAGACCAGTAAGATCAGACCGTAATGGAGTGCAAGTATTTGGAACATACGTGGGCGCTGCAGAAGGTATCAGATGTGAAGCCTACATAGGTGGAACAAACCAAACAGACGTGTTTATCATAAAACAATTAGGTGCTAGAAGATACAAAGTACAAGAAGTATCAGGATCAGTCACAGCAAGAGCTAAACTTGTGTCTGGTGCACCAGCAGCAGCAGGTGAAATGAGATTGACCGGACATTTAAACGGTGATCCAGCTCAACCAATTGTGTTGAGCAAATTGAACAAACGCACAGCAGCGAGCTACGCAGGAGCCAGATATAAATGGGTACTGAATGATGACTCAGCTACAGGCGAAGAAGGCAGAATAAATTTAACACTAATATCATAATACCACCACATTGGGGGGAGTGATCCCCCCAAACTAAAAAAAAATATGTCAAAGTTTTTGAGAGTTTTAGACGGCAATTACAACATCAAAGTTCAGGATGGTGGCGAAATCAAATTGGACACTGGTTTGGAAGTTGGCACAGTAAGAATCACAGGCAATTTGGTTGTGGAAGGAGATGCCACCACAGTAGAATCTGAAAATTTAGTAGTCAAAGATAACATTATCATAATCAATGATCAAGAAGCTGGTGCAGGTGTCACCCTAGGCACAGCAGGCATAAGAATTGACAGAGGCAATCAAACAGATGCTGAACTTTTGTATGATGAATCACTCAGTCCATACAATCCTGCCACAGCAACCAATGCAGACGGAGCATTTGTTTTACAATTTGCAAATTCAGATCCCATAGGATTGAGAACCAACAGCATCAGTTCTGGTGGAGAAATTGCTCTACAACCAGGCGGCAGCGGAGCAGTGTTGGCATACAAAGTCAACTATGAAACATTTGTTACACAAAACAATCACATTCCCAATAAAAAATATGTGGATGATGAAATTGCCACTGCTGTTGCCACACTAGCACCCACATTCATTGAGCGAGGAGACACCGAAGTCAGAGTGTATGACACCACATTGGGAGATCCCATCAGCAAAGCCACAGTGGAAATTGATGGAACGCTGACCAATACTTTTTTAGCCAATCAAGTGGATTTCTTGCAAGATCAGATCAACTTGGCAGAAATTAGAATACAAGAAAGCACCATTTCAGCACCAGGCACTGGTGGTGATTTAGTACTGCAGGCTCAAGGATCACAATCAGTAAGAATTGATGACACACTGCTGATCAAATCAGCAGCAATTGCACCCACATATGACGGAATTGGTTTAAAACTGTACACTGGCGCTCAAAGCACAGGCAAAACTGGATTGTTTTATGTAAATAGTACTAACACCAGAGACGAGATCATCAGTAAAAATAGATCTTTGCTCTTTAGCATGATATTTTAGGAGTAGATATGGCCATTGACAACGCACAATTAAGCACAGGATCACCAATAGCATTCACAGTGCCTGCCAACCAAAGTTGGGCATTCACCACCATACTGGTGTGCAACAAAGGATCTGGCAGTTGTACTTTTTCATTGTATGCTGTGAAAGAATCAGAAGCTGTGAGCGACACCAAAAATAAAATTGTCAACACTGCCACAGTGGAAGCTGGCGACACTTTTATTATGGACAGTGAAAAAATTATTTTAGAGGATGGCGACAAACTGTCATTTCAACAAAACGGTGGCACTAATGGTGACTTACTGGTGACGGTGAGTTACATTATAGTGTAATGAGATATTTAAAAAAACAAACCACCAATCAATCTTCTTTGAATGGCCGAGGCATCAAATTCAGTGCGCAAGAATTAGCCACCATAGACAGTGTGAGTGCATTGCTGTTGCCCAAAGGCAGCACAGGTGCAAGACCTTCACCAGTGGAAGGCATGATACGCTACAATACCACCACTCAGAATTTTGAAGCATATGAAGCCAATCCTGCATTTGGAACTCCAGGTTGGAAAAAATTTAGAACTGATGAGCCCAAAATTATTCATTCGCAAAACTTAGGCAACGGCGACAACGTAGAAAGTTTGTTCGGACCATTGGATGCCAATGATCCAGTGTCACCAGTACCCAGTGCTCCAGCACAGGTGTTGACCATGGTGGAGAACGTGTTGCAGATTCCCACCACCAACTACATATTCATACAAAATCCCTGCTATTACAGCAGTGCTCTAATAAGTTTTTTTGCTGATATTAGCACATCCGGCAAGCCAGGTGCAGGTGCATTTGCTCCAGGCACATCTGCCGCATTCAGCAACAACGCAGCAGTGGTGGATTTTGCAGACGCAGGTTTTTATGTGGGACAGACTATTTTTGTGTCTGGCAGCACCAACAACAACGGATACTACACCGTGGCTTCAGTGGCTCCTACTTTTTTAGAAATCAATGAAACATTCATCAATGAAAATGATCCAGGTTATGCCACCACAGAAACTATTGAAGGTTTGGTGAACCAATCTGTAGTGACTGGCACATTCAGCCAAACACAGGACAGCACAGCAGATGTGATAGTGCTCAACAGCACTGCTGGTCTGGAAGTGAACAACATGATTATATTTGATACTGCTTCAGGCAATATCATTGCTGACACCATATACTTTGTAAAAACTATTTCTGGCAATCAGATCAGCATCAGTGCCACTGCAGGCGGCAGCACATTTAATTTGGGCGATTCTGCTATCACAGGCAACTGGTGTGCAGGAGTGGGATATGGTAGACAACCTTCAGGCAGCACCATAGCATCTGCGACCACCACTGGCACCAATCTAATCACAGTTGTAACCACAGCCAGCATGGCAGTGGGTCAGGAGATCAGTTTCACAGGCACAGCATTTGGCAATCTAGTGGATGGCACAACTTATTACATTGTTAACATAGCATCAGGCATCACTTTGCAGATCAGTGCCACATACGGTGGCCCAGTGTTTGCACTCACCACTGCAACTGGATACATGCAAGTGTCCACATTGGGCAACAATCTATACATGTATTTCGGCACACCAGTGCCAGCAGGCAAACCTGTCACTGTGTTGCACAACTTTGACAAATAATATTTGTTATCACAGCAAATAAATACTACACACAACAAGGAGACGCATGCCTAATCCGGTAGGACGAATATCAGGCCCTTTGCTGAGAAGCAATCTACAACGCACAGATGATCTGGCTTTTGAAACAGATCTGTTGTACATCAACCATTCAGGGTCTCGCATAGGTGTCAAAACAGATTCACCCACCAGACCTCTTCAGGTCAATGGCACATTAAATTCCAACAACATCATAGCCACCAATTCAGCTGTGTTTGGCGACATGACATTCAACAGCACTGGTATCAGTGCATTGAGCGGTGTGATATCCATCACATCTGCAGGCACCATTGAAGCTCCGAATTTGCGTGTGGGCGATATTTTTTTCGATGGCAATGTGTTAGGTACCTATACCACTGATTCAGATCTGCAGCTGGAAGCCAACGGCACAGGTTCTGTGATGTTCAACAGCAGCGTGGAAGTGACCGGCAACATACATGCCACAGGAGATATCACAGCAGATGGCAACATTGTGATAGGCACTGGTGATGAAGACAATCTATCTTTTGGTGCTGATCTTGCTTCAGACATTTTACCCAATGTTTCTGCCACACCTCTCACAGCAGCCGTGATCACATCAGGCAGTTGTCCTGAAACTTGGGCTGTGCCAAGAACATTGTCAGTGATAGGCACACTGAATGGCAAAAATCGTTACAACTATTTTAATGAATATTTGGAGTGGACCGGAACATTTTGGAAATATTGGAACACCACTGTGGGTCCTGCTGCATACTATCGCAGTGATGATGTGACCACTTTTCCTTGGCAAGCCACCACATGGACTGCTGTGGGAGGACTGGGCACACCAGTGCCTATTTTTTCTCAACAGAGCAGCACAGGTTTCAACATAGGTGGTTCTCCCAGCAAACGTTGGGCAAATTACGAAGGCAAACAGGGTGATGTGGCCAATAATATTTTAGTGGATGACAATGTGAGTTTGGCAGGTATCACTGTGAATTTGGGCATTGAAAACAAATTCTATGTGAGTGTTAATGGAGTAGACACCAATCCCGGAGATCATCCTAATTTTGCTTTTGCCACATTATCCACAGCACTGTCTGCTGCTCAAACAGCAGGTGGCAACAATCTCATAATGATCATGCCAGGTGAATACACAGAAACTTTTCCTTTGACCATCCCTGCCAACACCACTGTGAAAGGATCAGGAATCAGAACAGTGAGCATCATGCCAGACACCAGTTCACAAAGTCAAGATGCTTTCAGACTCAACAACAACACCACAGTGAGTGACTTGACCATTAGAAATTTTTACAGTCCAGGATATGCTTTTAGATTTGCCAACAATATAAATGTGACCACCAAATCCCCCTACATACAAAATGTCACTGTGATCACTGCAGGTTCTGTGACATCAGGTTCAGATCCCAGAGGATTTGACGCAGGTGATGCGGGCAAAGGTGCTTATTTGGATGGCAGTGTGGTGAATGCAGCCAGCAATCAAGCCAGCATGTTGTTCAATGCAGTGACGTTTATCACACCTGGTGTGGATGCTGTGACCATGACCAACGGAGTGAGGGTGGAGTTTATTGATTCATTCACTTATTTTGCCAACAGAAGTTTGTATGCCACCAACGGCTCTTTGGGATTTGCCAATCTTGGTGTTAAATTTGGTGCTGAAGTGAGAGTGATTGCCAGTGCATCTGTGTACGGAAACTATGGCGCAGTGGCAGATGGTAATCAAACACTGATGTATCTGATCAATCACAACATGGCTTATATGGGGTCTGGCAAAGATGTGACCAATGATAGAAGTTTAGTAGTGCAGGCACAGGAAACTGTGGAATTAAATTCTGGAAGGATCTATTATCAAAGTCAAAATCACAGTGGCAATTTTAGAGTGGGAGATGTGTTTGAAGTAAACTTTGATGCAGGATTTGTTAATCTAGCTCCTGGTAGTTTTGATTTCACAGGATCCAGCCTCACAGTGGGATTACCTGGCTCACAGACTTATATTGATGCTGAAAGAATCACCCTGCCCAATCTTACTGTATCAGGCAACACAATCAAGAGTGATATTAATCAGATGGATATTACATCTGCCAGCGGCACAATTAATTTTTTAACCAACACTGATATCAGCAATAATTTAACAGTGTCAGGCAATTTTACTGTGGGCGGCAGTTTGACCAATCTGGGTAATCAAGTCACAGACACCATTGATTTTGAAATGGAATTCATCAGTGATATCATACCAGCTGTAGACAATGTGTACAATCTAGGATCACACAGTAAAAATTGGGACAATGTGTACACCCGTGAGTTTGTGGTGGGTGATATCACTATCTCAGACAATTACATGGTGGCC